TATGATAAATGATATATACAGTTTAGTGTTACAGTTAGAGTTACGTGATGGAGAAACTAAGCGTATGAATTGTCCTAATTGTGATGGCTATAAAACTTTTACTGCTACTAACAATATGGGTAGTCTTGTATGGAATTGTTACAAGGCATCTTGTTCCGTATCTGGTGGTGTTCGTGTCCAGTTGACATCGGAAGACATTAAGAAGTCTTTGGGTTATGCTGTAAAAGAGTTGGACAATGCTGACTTTGTAATGCCAGAGTATGTTGTGCCGTACAATGGACAGCGTGAGATTACTAGGTTCACATCGAGGTTCGGTATTGACGAATGGGAATTACATTATGATGTAAAAGATAATCGTGCTGTCTTTCCTATTGTGCATAATGGCATTACAGTTGATGCTATTGGCAGATCGTTAAGAAATAGCTTGCCAAAGTGGAAAAAGTATGGTACAAGTGGATTGCCTTTTTCTCATGGGTTAGGGAAAAGGGCAGTTGTAGTTGAGGATTGCGTGAGTGCTTGCGTGGTCGGTGGAGATGAATTTGTGGGTGTTGCTGTGTTGGGTACATCTCTTTCTGAAACACATAAAAAGTATTTATCGCAGTTCTCAACTGTTATCGTGGCACTAGACCCAGACGCATTGCCGAAAACTGTAGCCTTTAGTAAAGAGTTAAGAGGTCATGTTGACAACGTAAAGATATTACGCTTGACAGATGATCTAAAGTACAGTAGAGAGATAGACATACACAATTTAAAAAGAATGGGAGACACAGCATGGAATTAAGTTTAGTTAGAAGTTTGATGGACAGAGCCTTTTATGAAGAGCATAGAGGTGCTAGATGCCCAGATAGATTATTCAGTAAAGATGTTCGAAAGATTAAGACATCTATCGACAAAGCGATGTACAACTACGAGAGAACCGTCACACCAGATGAGATTGAAGCGTTGTTCATGGCTAACAATCCTACCTTAACAACTGCACAGAAAGGTGCATACGGAGATTTATTCAAGAGGATTAAGAAAGAAGATCCGTTGGGTAATGATGTAGCACAGGAAGTCTTATCAAAGTTATTCCAACAAGTTGTGGGCGAAGATATTGCCAATCTTGGTTTTGATTATGTAAATGGTTCGCAGACAAGCCTTGAGCCTTTGCGTAATATACTTGAGAGTTATGGCGATGACTTCACTCCCAACCTTAACATAGAGTGGGATGACATGGATGTAGACACTTTGCTACAGAAGAACGACATGGAAGCCAGATGGTCTTTCAATATATCGTCCCTTACTAGGGTCGTTGAGGGTGTCAATGATGGACACCTTATCGAAGTGGGTGCTAGACCCAACACAGGTAAAACGTCTTTTCATGCGAGTTTGATTGCAGGAGTAAATGGTTTCGCAAGGCAGGGTGCTAAGTGTGTCGTGCTTTGCAATGAAGAGGGCAGTCACCGTGTGGGTCTACGCTACCTCACTTCAGCTACTGGTATGGACAAGTACCAGATAAAAGAGAACCCTAGTAAAGCAAAAGAGTTATATGCACCAATACAAAAAAATGTCAAGCTACGTGACGCTACTGGCAAAGATATGTCTTGGGTTGAGAGTGTATGCAAGTCTTATCAGCCAGACGTTGTTGTTCTTGATATGGGTGACAAGTTTGCTAAGACAGCAGGGTTTGCTAGGACGGATGAAGCATTGAAAGCTAATGCAGTTCATGCTCGTATGATAGCGAAACAGCATAAGTGTGCCATATTTTATATGTCACAGTTATCTGCCGAAGCAGAAGGTAAGGTTGTACTTAACCAAGCCATGATGGAAGGCAGTAGAACAGGTAAGGCAGCAGAAGCCGATTTGATGATTTTGATAGCAAAAGATGCACCTGTAAATAAGAAAGGTGGGGATGACGATGGTGGTGAAGAAAGCACGTTACGTCACATCAATGTTGTAAAGAATAAATTGTCTGGTTGGCATGGTCGCATTGTTTGTGATTTAGATTACAAAACAGCGAGGTACACAGCATGATGAATTTAGGTATATATAAATTTACTAAAAAAGACTTGCCCAACTTAGAGTCTAAACTTACAATATCTAAATTTAAATCAGATCAATGTGAGGAAGAGAATTATTATAGAGCCTATTATAATAATCCTTACAAGAGAGATATTCAAAGAATAGAAAAATTGATATCTTTGATACATGAAGATTTACAAATAGAAAGTTATAGAGATGGTCTTGTTTTATTAGATAAAAAATTTGTTGTATCCTTGATAGATAATAACTGGAGAGTTTTAAATAAAAATACATGGTATAAGCACAAAGATATTAAACATTTTGTAAGCAACTATATAAGAAAGGACACAGCATGATTACACAATTACTATCATTTCTCTTTGGAAACTTAGATGTTAAAGACATCAAAAGAAAAGAAGAACTAAAAGAGACAGCCTTAGAAATATCTAAGAACACATTACGGCAATACAATAAACAGAAAGATGGGTATGTGTATATTATATCTAACCCTGCGTGGGAAGGTTGGTATAAGGTTGGCATGGCTGTTGATTCTCAGGATAGATGTGGAAGTTATCAAACATCTAGTCCTCACAGAGATTATAGATTAGAATACAGCAAGTATTTTCTAAACAGAAAAGTGGCTGAAGAGATAGCACATGACGTAATAAGTGAGATTTCTCTTGACAGAAATGGAGAATGGTTTAGAGTAAGCGTTAATAAGATTCGAAAAATAATCAAAGGAATAGATTATGAAATTAGTGCTTGATGTAGAGAATACTGTAACCAAACGGAACGATAGGCTACACTTAGATCCTTTTGAAACCAATAACTCCCTTGTCATGATTGGAATGAAGAGTGAGCTTGGTGAGCAGGTAATTACGTTTGACCACAGTGAAACAGAACCCACACCAGATGGGCAAAAGATTGTTCAAGATATGCTTGATAAGGCTACAGTTCTTGTATGCCACAACGTATCTCACGATCTCCTCTGGTTGTGGGAGTCTGGTTTCAAGTATGACGGTATTGTTTTTGACACAATGTTGGGGGACTATGTTTTACAGCGAGGTCAAAAGAAACCGTCATCACTTGAGATGTGTGCAGAGAGGTATGGACTAGAAACAAAGAAGCAAGATACATTAAAAGAATATTTCAAAAAAGGGTTCTCTGTTCGTGACATACCTCATGCCGAGTTATCGGAATATCTAGTGGCAGACTTACGTGCCACAGATGAATTATCAGATAATATATTTGGTAGACTATATGGTAAAGACAGTGGGTTGATGAATACAGTTAGCCTTACAAATATGGTTGCTGTTTGCTTGTGTAAGATATATAGGAACGGTTTTGCTGTTGACTATGTAGGATTAGAAGAAGTTAAACAAGAGTTTGAAAAAGAAAAGAGACAGCTTGTACAGGATTTAAATGTACAAGTTAGAGAACTTATGGGCGATGTTCCTATCAATCTAAACAGCCCAGAGCAACTATCGTGGGTGATATACAGCCGTAAGCCAAAAGATAAGAATGATTGGTCTAGCTGTTTTGATTATAAGATGGACTACAATGGTTTCAAAAGCAAAGTTCTGGAAAAAGCCGAGACTATATATAAGAAGAAAGCATTTAAGTGTGAAGCTTGTGATGGTAAAGGTGTAATACAAAAGATGCGAAAAGATGGTAAGCCATATGCCAGACCAACAAAATGTTCTACGTGTAATAATCTTGGGTTTATTTATAAGAATGTAGCCAACGAAGTAGCTGGTCTAAAGCGACAGCCACCTAACTCACGTTGGGTTAGTCACAGTGGTTTCACGATAAACAAATCAAACGTAGAGATACTTGAGAACATGGCTAGACGAGAGGGTGATACTACAGCACAGAGTTTCTTAAAGAAGATACGTAGGTTGTCGGCAGTAGAAACATATCTCTCTAGCTTTGTAGAGGGCATTGCAGACCATGTTAAGAGAGATGGTAAGCTACACGTTAGATTATTACAGCACCGTACCTCTACAGGACGGTTCAGTGGTGCAGACCCTAATATGCAGAACATGCCCAGAGGTGGTACGTTTCCTGTGAAGAAGGTTTTCATATCTCGTTGGAACGAAGGAAAGATACTTGAAGCTGACTTTGCACAGCTAGAGTTTAGAGTTGCAGCTTTTTTGTCGCAGGATAAAACAGCTATTCGTGAGATATGTAATGGTGTAGATGTTCATGCTTACACAGCAAAGGTTATATCGGAAGCAGGACAGCCTACAACAAGACAAGAAGCTAAAGCACATACCTTTGCACCTCTCTACGGTGCTACTGGTTATGGAAGGACAAAAGCTGAAGCTGAATACTACGAGCAGTTTACCAAGAAGTATGACGGTATAGCTAACTGGCACAGTAATCTTGCCCAAGAAGCTATAGATACTTTGAGGATAAAAACACCATCTGGCAGAGAGTTTTCTTTTCCAGATGTTGAGAGAAAGGGTAATGGTAAAGTTACGTATGGGACACAGATTAAGAACTATCCTGTACAGAGTTTTGCTACTGCCGACATCGTTCCTTTGGTTCTAATACGAATAGAGGAAGCATTGCAAAAAATGCAAAGCTGTATTGTAAATTCTGTGCATGACTCTATCGTGATAGATATTCACCCAGACGAGCAAGACCAAGTTTTAAAGGTGATGAAAGATATTAACAAGAACTTAAAAAATATTGTTGATAACCATTTCAACATAGACTTTAATGTACCCTTGTTATTAGAATCAAAAATAGGAAATAATTGGCTTGACACTAAAGATGTCATGTGATATAACTATAGTTCTTTAATTAATAGGAGATAAATATATGAGTGCAAACATTACAACAATAGATACAGATAACTACGCAGTTATGGCAAAAGCTATGGGCATGGTTTCAGAAAACGATACAAAGAAGAAGTCTAGTACACTTGCTCGACTACGAATTAATCACTCGCCCTTAATGGGTCAATCAGAGATCAACGGAAAGTCTGTTAATGTTGAAGTTGTAGAGGGTGGTACATACAAACTAGAGATACCAGATGGTGAAACATTATATTCCACCACAGCGAGTGTTCGTCCGTTTATGCAGAGGTATATGTATAAGCGATTTGTAATGGGTTCTGGGGACACACCAAACAAATATATTAAGACAGTTATGAATGACAATCTTAATGTTGATCTCAAGGATAATGATGGTGGGTTCAACTGTGGTAAACCTGCAGGGTTCATTCAAGACTTCAAGGCTCTTGACCAATCAACGCAGGATTTGATTAAGCAAATCAAGAGAGTACGTGTTATCTTTGGTACTATTGATTTGAAAGATGCTGTAGACACTAATGGTGTATCGGCTGAGTTAGGCACTACACCTTTCATATGGGAAGTAGAAAACAGAGATGCTTTCAAAACTCTTGGTAATTGTTTTGTGAAGCTGTCCAAAATGAAAAGGCTACCACCACAGCATATGTTTGAAGTAGCTACGGAGCAGAAAAAGTTACCTAATGGTAACAGCTTCTATCTTCCATCGGTTGCTGTCAATTTGACAGACACAATAAAACTGTCGGACGAAGACCAACAAACCTTTGCAGATTTTATGCAATGGGTTGATAATTATAACGACTACATCATCGGTGCTTGGGACGAAAACTCTCGTAAGAAAGAGGACATGGATGTTAGTGTCGTTGACGAGATTATCGAAACAGAGGAGATACCATTCGAATGAAGCATCCCTCTGAAATGGCATTGCATCAATACTTGGAAGATGCTATCAATGGAAAGACCTCTATGTCTGCTAGTACCATAACAAGTATTAAGAAAGACATAGGAGAAGCATTGAAACGTCAGTTTGGTAAAAAGACAAAGCGTAGAAAGTTTCAACTACGCATGTCAAATGTAGGCAGACCTTCTTGCCAACTCTGGTTTGAAAAGAATAGTCCAGAGAAAGCTGATCCTCTGCCTACAACATTCGTAATGAACATGATGCTTGGGGATATAGTTGAAGCTGTATTCAAGGGATTGATGAAAGAAGCTAAGATTGTCTC